CTAAAAATTGCATTGTTAAAACAGATAACTTATCTTGCAACTCCTTAATTCTTGTTAACAAATCTATTCCATTTTGTTCTTCTTCTTGAATCCGCATCTCATTGTGGCGTTTTCTTATCTCAGCTTGTGCAGCTTCAAACTCTGCTTGCTTACCATTTAACTTCATAGCTAGCGTTGTTGTATCTAGTAGACTTAATAACGCCATTTCCTGACTACTTATTGCATCTCTTAAACCTAATTTTTCTTTAAGCATTTCTTTTTCCACACCAAGCAATGCTTTACTATCTATAATAGCAAATTTTAATACCGCTATTCTTTGATTTTGTTTTTCTTTTAATTTTTGCTCTTCAACAGTTAATTCTCTTGTAGATGTGCCTTGCTTATCTGTTTCTAATTTTAAATTTGCTATTTCCATGCGTAATGCATGCGATTTCAACTCTAAATCTTTAGCAGCAAATGTAGCTGGGGCAAAGTGCTTGACCATCTCAGATAAAGTATCTGCAAAATTACCTAACCTTGTTGATAATAATTCAAAACCCCCGGAAAAACCAATACTTAAGTTGTCACTAAATGTTTGTACTTGCGTATTTGCAGTTCTAATTTTATCAGATGAGCTTTCAATTTCTTCACCAAATGCTGCTACCTTTTGTCTACCTTGTTCTAAACCAGCATTAATAAACGCTGTTTTCTTATCCATTTCTGACATTGCCGCTACAGATGTATCATTAGCTTTAGCAAATGCTTCATATGCTTGGTTGGTTTTAATCATTAAACCAACATTATCTAACATTAATCTTGATTGTCTACCAAGACCAGTAACAAATGACTCCAAACTAGATGTTGCATCTTTACCTAATGCACGACCTAAACGTTGTGCAATATCAAACATTTCAGCAAGTTCGTCAGTTCCTCTAGCAACACCAAGTAATAACGCGTTATTTGCTTGGCGCATAAGCTCCATGTCTGTTACAGTGCCATTTGTGGCCTTTCTAAGTTCTTCTAATGTATCTGCACTTAAACCGGCAGCAACTCTTAAACTTGTAAAACCTTTCGCTAAATCTTCAAGTTCAGCAGCTCTTGTAACTTCGGTAAGTTTTCGCACCGCTAATATAAATGGTGCTAAAGCAAATCCTGCTAGTAAAATAGAATTTCTAAATCTACTAACTGCTAGGTTTATACCTTGATATGCTTTGTTAAGCGAGCGCATAGCTCCGCGACTACTTTTTGCTTGTAGCGCTTGTTTCTTTAATGATATAGTAGTCTCATCAATGCGTTTTTTAGCATTGGTGAAACCCTTACTTCTTATTTCAATTATGAATTTTGCCATTTTCTACACACGCGTTATATTCTTCATCTATAGCACTAAAAAGCGACATCCGTATATATGGAGCATCATCTATACACTTAGCAAGAGGTATTTTAAAGCGCTTATGCATCATATATTCTTCTAAGATAAGATTAGTATCATCATCTACAAAAAATGTCGAATCTGCGCAATGTAGCATGTTGTAATACAACTGCTGACCATATGAGAACTTCTTTTCTTCATCTTCTGCAAGAACACGATCAATTTCGCGCCATAATTCAGCCTCATCATAAGTGATGTGCTTTTTTAGTGTCGGACTTTTTGCTTTATATGGAAAAGTAAGATTGCGAGATTGTACGCTATGATAACTCATCCACAAAGCAACTCTAAGTTTTATTTCTTTTTTTTTGAGGGTTTTTTATATGATGTGTAAATCTCTGTTAGCACCAGGTCAATTTGAACATCATCAAGATGACTTAATGCTTTTTCAGGATCAGCAAATGCAAAATTCATTACCCACTCGATAACATCATAATATTTATCTTGTTGAAAATTGCCATCACTATCAACAGCTTGCACCTCTAAACGATGCAACTCTCTTCTATGCTTGAATGTTAATTCACGGCATTCAAATTCGCCATGATCGGTTTTTACGGTCATACAACCTCACTGTTTGTATTAACCCAGGTCTAAGATATTGTAATGCTTATTATACTTGCTGACTCACTAGCAGCAAAAGCTCTAAATGGTATATTCTGCAATAAGAAGTCACCCACTTCAGGCTTTGAATTGTCAACCATTACATCAGGTAAACTTAGCGTATATCCACTTGATTCAGCAAGACTCAATGCAATACCAGTGCTATCACCTTTAATATGATCATCTATATCATGGATATCATTGTCACGTTTTGCAACTAATGTACCAGTTACTTCATAAGGCCCATTTTGCACATAACCAAATGGCTTATAATCTGTAGTGTTTTGATGATGCACCCTTGCAAGTGGCCTACTAATTACAATTTCATAGCTTTGTAATACCAACACTTGACTATCTAATGTAGAAGTTGCAAGATTAAATATATTCTTTGGTGCAGCAGTGTCTAGTACTCTAGTTAAATTATCACCACTATTAAAATCTTCTTGTATTGGTTGATAACCTGACATGAATTGTGTTTCCACAACAAGTTCACCACCATTTGTACCTACATCAGACCTCAATGTCATAGATGTAGCCATACATCCTGGCATAATTACATCTTTTGCAGTTGCATCAGAACCAGCACCCATAAAAGCCAATGTAACAGCATTTATATTTGTACCACCATCTGCCATTTGTGTTGAACTATTATCATTTGTGCTTGCTGCTGGTGTTAAAGACGCTGCGCTTGATCCTGCTCCAAATAATGCTAAAGTAGATTTTAATACAGCAGTAGGTGTACCACGCATTGTTAAGGTAGCTTCATACATTTGTGTATCAGGCCTATGATGACCTTGACTTTCAAGCTGCCCTAATACGCTATTTTTACTTGGAGCAACATCAATAGGAGCTGATGCAGCCTCTATGTTAAAATCAGTTACTTGCACAAAATTATATGTACCACTTGATGGATGCTTTGTGCCAAGCGCTATTGAACCATTGCCAATACCAACATCAATGCTTGTTTTTGATTGAAAATTTGTTTCAGCCATTACTTACTTTCCTTTTCTTTATTTGGTTCTGCACTTTCTAAATACTTTTCTAATGCTTTTGGCACAGATTCCATTTCTATTACACCGCCAGCCATCAACATATTATGTTTTGATGAATCTTGAAACGCGTAAAAATTCTTACTATCATCAAGCTTTTTATAGCTTTCTTTTGCTTTATATATCATCCTATCACTTCCATTACTAATACGTTTATACTTATACTTGCCAATACTAAATCAGAATTATCCTCATCGCGACTGTATTCAATAGAGCTTACATTAGCATTATTAAATTGTTGCACACCTGATACAGTATAATTTTTGTTGTTATAAATAAGTCTTTTTACTCTTTCAGCTACTTCGGAGACTTGTTTCAATGTTAACTTAGTGTAATTACCGCTTAAGTCAACTTGATATGAAACATTTACTGTGTAGTCTCTTACTTGTGCTGTTGTTAAAAGCTCATTTATTTCATCAGAAACTGGCGTTATCAAAAAACTTTGATTGCCCTCATGGGCATCATACTTGATCGGTATTGAGAACTCATTAGCAATAATGCTAGACAAGCTCTCAATAACCCGGTCATAAATAACATTTTCGTAAGAAATTGCCATCTATATTAACGGCGCTTAGATGACATCTTGCGCTTTTTTACTTTACTTTTCTTGAGCTTTTTCTTCTTTTTGCCCATTTTACCGTATCCTTTTGCTCCTGGCATAGCTATTCCTTATCTGTAGATTTGTCCTGATTTGATTGTACCAACCGGCAGTTCGTCACTTTGAAAGATGATGGACCACTCATCATTAGCAACATAAACTCCAGCTTGAAATCTTATCCTTGCTCCATAAGCAAGTGACTGGTAATTACCATTGACTTGCTCCGCATCCACCACTTTATGCATACGTATACCACTATCATTTTTTACATAAACATCATATTTTACTGGACTACTTGTGCCAAGCGCAAACGTGCCACCAGTAGATATAACTATCCTCACCTCATCGTAGTCCACGCCGGGTGGTCCGTGCAGTTTAATATCTTCTATGTAACCAGTAGTTGAATTGTTTAGGCTAATCTCTTGTATAACACCTTTTTCTGACGCAAACGAAGTCTCATTAGACATTACATATTCACGGCGTTTAAGCTTATCTAAAAGGCCATCACCATCAGGACTAATTGCCATTGTTTCTATAACATCCGCTTTTTCCGGATCGCTACTTCTTACCAGGTCGGCGCAGGCGAGAATGGCGTTTATACGAACAATTATGAAATCATAATTACGCT